TGTAGATTCATTTTGACTTGTAATTATGTAGAGAAAGTAATAGACCCAATACAATCTCGTTGCCAGGCTTTTCAAATTATTCCACCAACTAAAAAAGATGTGGCAGTTCAAATGAGTAAAATTTTGAAAGCTGAAGAAATTGAATTTGATGTAAAAGATTTAGTACCTATTATTGATGCATCGTATCCTGATATTCGTAAAGTAATTAATACTTGCCAAATGAATTCTCATAAGGGTAAGTTAAAAATAGATGTACAAAATCTATTAGAAAATGATTACAAAATAAAAATTTTAGATATTCTTAAATCAAATGATGATAAGAGAAATAAGTATATGAAGATAAGACAAGCTCTTATTGATTCCAAAGTTACTGATTTTTCTGACTTGTTTACAATGTTATATGATAAAGTAGATGAATATGCAGCAGAAAACACATCTAATGTAATTTTACTTCTTTCAGATGGACAATATAAATGTAGTTCGGCTATTGATAAAGAAATACCAACTGCAGCAACATTAATACAAATTTTAAACTCAATATAATATGGCTAACATTTTAGGAGCAGGTGGACAACCAATTGGAGGACAAGAAGAAAAACCAATCCCATTAGAAAAAACCGAAGCAATCGGATGTAAGAAATGCGGTGGTGAGATTTTCGTACAAGGTTTTGGATTCCGTAGAATTTCAAAGTTATTAACTGGTAAACCAAAAGATGAAGTACTACCGGTAGAATTATTCCTTTGTGGAGATTGTGGTGAAGTACTTAATGAATTATTACCTCCGGGTTTAAAAGTAGAAGAAGAAGCATAATATGGCTAAAACATTATTCGACCATCTAAACGCAATTTGTGATAAGAAAGACCCAAAGTATTGGGACACACTTGATGAAAGTGATAAAAAGACATGGAGTAACTATATGATACTCCGTTTTCTTTCTATGAAATCCGAATGGATAGAACTAATTGCAGATATACAACCTTATTTACAAGAAGTATCACCTAGAGCAATGTATCTTTGCTTAATTGGTTTGATTCCAAAGACAAGAGCATTTTTAAAATATATGAAACCAGCTTCATCGGAAAAGTATGAAGATTGGATTATTGAATTAGTTTCTAAATACTACAATGTATCTAAATTACAGGCAGAAGAATATTATCTAATACTTCATCAAACAACTTCAGGTAAAACTCATATTAAAGAAATAGCTGAAGCGTATGGTACTGACCCAAAGCAAATTACTAAGTTAAAACTCAAAGTTTAATTTGTTATACTCGGGTATTTTTCGTATCTTTATACAATAAAACAAAATAATGGCTAAAGTATCATTTTCGCAATATAGTATGTGGAGTTCATGCCCACATCAATACAAATTAAATTACATAGATAAGTTAGGTGAAAGTTCATCTAATATCCATACAATCTTTGGAACTGCAATGCACGAAACTATCCAACATTACCTATCTGTTATGTATGGTGTTTCTAAAAAGCAAGCAGATGAAATTAACAAAGATAAACTCTTATTGGAAAGAATGAGAGAAGCTTATAAATCAGAAGCTGAAAAGATGAGTGAAGGAACTCCTTGTACTCAAATCGAATTAGAAGAATTTTATGGTGATGGTAGACGTATTCTACAATGGTTGGATAAGCATATGCACAAATTCTATTCAAAGAGTGGATTTGAATTGGTGGGTATTGAGATTCCATTAAATGCAACTATTAAAGAGGGAGTGCACTTTATTGGATTCATAGACATTGTTATTAGAGATTTAGCATCTAATGAAATTATTATCATTGACCTTAAGACATCCACAATGGGGTGGAATCAGTATCAAAAAGCTGATAAGATGAAGAACTCTCAAATCCTATTATACAAAAAGTATTATTCAGAATTATTTAATATTCCATTACAAAAAATTAAAGTGGAATATCAGATACTTCGTAGGAAATTACCCGAAGATTCGGCATTTCCAGTACCACACGTATCAAAACATATTCCAGCACATGGTTCTCCATCTGTAAAAAAGGTTTATGATGAGTTTATGGAATTTATTAATACTGTATTTGAAGATGGTGGTGGGTTTAAAAATATTGAATTCCCCAAAGTACCTGGTGCAGCAAAAAAGAATTGTAAGTTTTGTGAGTTTGGTAATAGAGGAATATGCGATAAAAAAGCTACAAAATAAAAATTTATGTTTTTTTTAAATCATTATACTTATATATATAAATATATAAACAATGAATCAAGAAAACACAAAATTGACAACTGTGAAAATACTTAAAGATGTATATTCAAGTTTCAAAAAGGTTTCCTTTACTTCGGATGTTACACTTCAAAAGCTAGTTAATAGGACTGTGGAGAGATATGTAACAGATATCGAATTTAGGGAATCAATGAACGAATACTTAAAATTACAAATTTCAGGTTCACAATTTTAACAACACAAATAAGTTATGGCAAAAAAGAAAATTCTGTTATTATCAGATGACTTAAGAATGGCAAGTGGTATTGCCACCGTTTCCAAAGAATTGGTATTGGGAACTGCACACAAATATGATTGGTTTCAAGTAGGAGCCGCAATTAATCACCCAGAAGCTGGAAAAGTTTTAGATGTTAGTCAAGATATCCAAGAGAGATATGGTATCGCTGATGCTAATGTAAAGATTTTACCTTGGAATGGGTATGGTAACGCTGATTTGATTAGACAATTAATCAATGCAGAAAAGCCTGATGCGATTGTACACTTTACTGACCCTCGTTATTGGACATGGTTGTATGATATCGAACATGAAATCAGACAAAACGTTCCACTTTTATTCTACGCAATTTGGGATGATTTACCAGACCCATTATATAATCGTAACTATTATGAAAGTTGTGATTGGATTGGCTGTATTTCTAGACAAACATATGGTATCATCAAAAGATTATCTGCGCTAGATACAAAATCAACTTGGAAAACAAAAAAAGATTGGCAAATTGATTATGTACCACATGGTATTGATTTTAATTTATACAAACCAACCGAAGTATCTGCAGAATTTCGTAAAGAAATTTTAGGAGATAAAGAATATGACTTCGTATTATATTGGAGTAATAGAAATATTCGTAGAAAACAACCAGCAGATGTTATCGTAGCTTTCCAAAAGTTTTGTGATAAGATTGGTAAAGAAAAAGCAGACAAATGTGTATTGTTGATGCACACTCAACCTGTGGATGAGAACGGAACTGATTTACCTGCAGTAATTGATGCAGTAGCACCTAATTGTAATATTATATTTTCAGAAAAGAGAAGACCTCAAGAAGAATTAAATCTTATTTACAACTTAGCAGATGTAACAATCAACATCGCTAACAACGAAGGATTTGGATTAGCAACTGCAGAATCAGTAATGACTGGAACTCCAATCATTGTAAATGTAACAGGTGGATTGCAAGACCAATGTGGATTCAAAGTTGATGGTAAATTATTAACACATGAAGATTACATTGAGATTGGTTCTTTGCATGAATGGAGAAAGTGGGAAGGTAAAGCAATACCAGGTGAATGGGCTACGCCTGTTTGGAGTAGAGCATTGGCATTAGCAGGTTCAGTACCAACACCATACATTTGGGATGATAGAGTTGATATTGAGGAAGTAGCTGAAGCTATTGAGAAAGTATATAACACACCAAAAGAAGTTCGTGATGCAAACGGATTGAAAGGTAGAGAAGCATTTATGGGTGATATGGGATTGACAAATAAAAATATGTGTCAGCAATTAGAAAACGGAATCGAATCAGTTTTTGAAAATTGGAAACCAAGAGAAAGATTCGAAGTATTTAAAATTAAATAAGTTATATAAATGAAACCAACATTAGTATTTCAAGGACCTATATTCACTCGTAGCGGCTACGGTGACCATTGTAGAGATTTAATGAAATCTTTACGCAAGATGGATAAATATGATATACAAATTATCCCACTTCGTTGGGGTAATACTCCACAAAATCAAGTTGATGGGGAAAGTGAATTTGGCAGATGGATGTTAGAAAGAGTTATTACGGAAATAACTCAAAAGCCGGACGTGTTTGTACAGGTTTCGGTAGCAAATGAATTTGAACCAAAGGGGCACTATAATATTGGTGTAACTGCTGGTGTTGAAACTACAATTGCACCAAAAGATTTTATTGATGGTTCAAATAAAATGAATTTAATTATTGTACCATCTGAATTTACAAAACAAAATTTAGGCGGAACTGTATATCAACAAAAGGATAATCAAACTGGACAGATTGTTGGTGAGATTAAAACAACTACGCCAATTGAAGTACTTTTTGAAGGAGTTGATACTGATATATTTTCCAAAGGAAGTGGTAAAGATATATTAGCTGATGTAAAAGAAGATTTTAACTTCCTAATTGTAGGACATTGGTTGAAAGGTTCTTTGGGACAAGATAGAAAAGATATTGGTATGGCAATTAAAACATTTGCTACTGTATTCCAATATATGCCAAAAGATAAAAGACCAGGTCTTATAATCAAAACATCATCAGCTGGATTTAGTGTGATTGATAGAGAGGCAACTCGTGAAAAAATAGAAAGTGTAGTTAAATCATTTGGTGATAAGTGTCCATCTATTTACTTAGTACATGGTGATATGGAAGAAGCTGATATGAGTAACTTATACCATCATCCAAAAGTTAAAGCAATGATTTCTTTTGCTAAGGGTGAGGGTTATGGTAGACCGATGGCTGAGTTTACTTTGACTGGTAAACCAATATTAGCTAGTGGTTGGAGTGGACAATTGGATTTCTTACCAGCAGAACATACGGTCTTATTGGAAGGTAGTTTAACCGCAGTGGATGAATCGGCAGCTGACCAATTCCTTATGAAAGAAGCACAATGGTTTAGTGTAAATTATTCTACGGCTGCAAATAAAATTTATGATGTATATAAAAACTATGATATTTATTTAAAGAAATCAGAGGGTCTACGAATTAATACATTATCTAATTTTACATTAGATAAAATGAATGATAAATTTGTTGAAATAATGGAAAGATATGTAAAAGCACAACCAAAATTAGTTCCGTTTAATTTACCAAAGGTTAATAGCTCTAAAATGCAAATACCTAAATTGAATAAAATTAACTAATGCCATTTTCATTACAATACAAACCATTAATATTGAGTGAGGAATCTGTGAGTAAATCTCAGATTCTTCCTCGTAATATATATAAAATAACATCATACCAATATGTGGATGGTACTACAAAAACACTATCAGGCACAAAAACAGCATTTGTATTTGTTATTGGAATTACAACAGATAAAAAATTAACTTGTATAAAAATAAGTGATATTAAACCTGAAAAGTTTTTTAAATGGTTAAAACCACTTTTCAAAAAAGGATTAACTGAATCTGATTGGAAAGCTGAACAAAAATTAGGACAATTATTAATATTGGGAGATAAGCAGGGTAGTAAAATATTTAATCAGTTTGTAAAAACAAATCCAATATACTCAAAAGACCCATCTCCATATAGAACTTACAACATATCTGGTATCAAACAAATACAAGAAATCAGAATTAAGCCAGATATTCTCAAATCTTACTACTAGAATTCTCTATTTTGGGAATTAATTATATTTACTGTTATAACAATTACAATTATAATAGGAAAATATAAGTCATGGCATTAACTAAACGTCTAACAAAGGGTTCTCCACTTACCGCAGTGGAGATGGATGACAATCTTACATACTTAGAAGGTATAATAAGCGCAGGTACGAATGGTACAAGTGGTACATCTGGTGTTGCTGGTACTTCTGGTATCAATGGTACAAATGGAACTGCTGGAAGTGGTGGTACATCTGGTTCTTCTGGAACATCTGGACTTAAAGGTGATTTATTTACATCTACATCATCAACACCG